TCGAGCGTGAAATTCTCGGAAATACTAATTGACGTTTTGAAAAATGCGTGCGACAGTTGCGTTTCGTTTCTGTGAGAGGAAATCAAAATGTGGAATTGGATTTTTGGTAGTGAATTGAGAACGATCCTTGCGACGATAGTTATAACTTTCGCCGCAGCCATGGCGCCGCTCATGTATTACATGCGCCATTGGTTCATTTATTGGCTCGGAGGGTTTTGACTGTGATGACCGACGCAGCAATCCATTTGTGCAAGGCACTTGCACGCATTCTTTCATCGCTACCTAATAGTAGCTCAGCAAATCGTCTGCTTACTGCGCTGGCAGATTTTGTCGTTGAGCATGAAGGTTGAAATCAATGACCACTTCTCTTCAAAAACTTGCCCACAACGCCAGCGTTCGCGCTGAGCAAGTCGAGCCGGCGCCGATGCATGAAAATCCCGCGCTGGCGACAGCGATGCAGCAACTTCACGACGCCGCCGCTCAGCATCACAGTTTTGCGCGGCAGGCGCTTAACAAGCGTGATAGATTTTTCAATCTTGGTGCTGCATCAGCGATGCGGCGTGTTATTTCCGTTCTCGCACAAACAAAGGTCTAGCCATGATCTACACCTTAATACTGATCGCCACGCTTCAGGCGCCCGGCCCGGCAATCTCGACCAGCAAGGCGGTTGCTGGCACGTTCCAGACATGCAGCCTGGAGGGCGCCCGCGAAGTGCGCCGTTCGAAGTTGCATCCCGGCATTTTCAAGACGATGCGTTTTGAATGCATCCCAACGCGAAAGGGTTCAAGTCATGGATAAGATTTGCAAAGGCGCAGCCGTTGCCGCGTTCGGCATTCTCTATTTCATCACACTGTCGGCGTGTATGCCAAAGCACAATGACGGTGCCGGCGATCTCTGGAAGGCGGTCAAATACACCAATGAAACGCGCCGTTGAGCCACGTCTATACGCGTCGTTCCTGGCGCAAATCCCGACGCGTTTTCTGAATACAGAAGACCATGCACCGAGCGGGCGCCCATTAAGATTTGGCGATTTGGGGCGCCCGCTCAATCATCGCGAATTCTACAAAATCAAGAAATGGCGCCGTGAAGGCGTTCCAGAAATGACAATCAAGCGGCGCATTATTGAAGCGGCACGCGAGCAAGAGGCAAAAACCAATGGCGAATGTGTGGACCCTATTGTCGGACCCGACTAATTTGGTTGGCCTGTTGCTTGGACTGGCAGTGCTGATGCTGTTTCGCGATTTCCGCTATGTGTTCTGGAAAGCCTTGTGCTTTGGGACCGCCGCAACGGTGCTGATCTATTGTGTCAAGGTGATGGTGCTATGACAGAGCATGACATTTGTCGACTTCGAAGCGAGCTAATGCGCACTCCTGTTTGCGAAGGAACAATTTGCGATGGATGCTGGCGAGCACATCGTTATTATCAGGAAATAAAAGAACAACTGCAAACGACCGATGACAAATTGATAAATGACTTTCGCCAATGGTTCGACATGGTTCTTTCACATTCGTGGTCATGTCGGGAGCGAACATGACATACCGCAGCAACAAAGGTTCACACGTCATCTTTCCCGACCACTTCCCACGCAACTGCATAAACTGCGGATGCCCCATCGATTATCTTGATGAAATCGCTTGCCCCAATCGGGAACTACTCCCGAAAGAACTATCCACGATGCGCAAATCACGCATCAAAGTTTCCACCGAAGACGACGCCAAGCTAGACGATGTTTTAAAAGGGGTTTTCGGATGAATACCTACGAATTCGGTTTTAGACTGTCATCGAAAGAGGCCATGCGGACGCAAACGTTTGTCGCGCCCGATTATGCATCGGCGCTCGACAAGTTTCGGCTGTCTTATCCGCGTGCTATCTTTCATTATGGCATTCGCATGGGTGTGACACATCCGCCGGATCGCCGCTTGCCCCGCGAAGACGACTAGGGCAGTGTGATTGACGCGCCTTTCCTCTCGCGGGCGCGGTGCGGCGGTTCCGGTTTGCCTCCCTGGCCTGGAACCGCCGCACAAGAAAAAGCCCCGGTTGGCGCCGGGGCTTTTGAGCGGGACAACGGGCTTTGCAAGGGCACCCGTCGATGGCAAAGAATAGTCGCGCTAAAAATCTGGCGCAAGTCAAAAAATCACTCGGCATTCTGAAATCAAAAGGGCTGTATAAGCCGGTCAAGCCACGCGCCAAGCCGACGCGCTACGGTTTGCAACTGCTCAAAAAATATTCCGACGTTGCGGCAGGCCGATCCTTCGTCGTGAAAGCCGATAAATCCGCGCTGGCAAAGCTCGCAGAAAATTTCAAGGTTACGCGCGGGCGTGTCGTTATTCCGAAAGTCGGAACGAACGTTGCGCCCATTGTGACGAAATCCGGCGACGTGATCCGCCGCGCGTCGTTCGGATCGACACGCTATCGCTATCGCCCGATGAAATTGGTTGACGGCAAATTGCCGCCGCTCGGGCCGCATCAGTCTTATACCGTTCAAATCATGGAAGGGCGCAAGCCGGTCCAATTGTCTTTTGCGTCGCAAGAGGAATTGCTGCGCGCTGTCACTGAATATGACAGCAAAGGCGGGCGCGGTTTCGACCTTATGAAATATGTGCAGATTGCCGAACCGGAAGGAAAATTCCGGTATCGCATTCACTTCACGAAAGCGGGCGCCCGCTCAAAGACGCGCATTGTTCGCGTTGCTTTTGGTGACATGGCGATTGACGAATTTCGCTATCGCTTTCCTGAATTCACCGATTGGATCGTCACGAAAGTCGAACCGCTCGACGGTTAAACGTCGGTGGATTTCGACCTTAACGCGCTGCTCGCTGGCGTCGGTGACGCGTCGCCGGTTGCTGCCGTGTCGATATCGGCGGATGACTTTTCCGCCTTTATGGGCGGCCTCCAGGCGCTGCCGGACGACGATGCGCCGCCGCCGGACGATGACGAGCTAGAGCCGACCGAAATTCGCGCCAAGGCGCCCAACGGTCAAGGCGCACCGCGCGCGGTGCATGATCGCAAATATCGCGGCAAGCGCAAGCAACGGCAAATCGATAACATCGCCATTCTGGATTTTGAAACCGATCCATTTGACAACGTGTCGCAGGAATTGATTTTTCCATTCCTGGCGGTTTTGTATTCCGACAATTTTGAACCGATAATTATTTGGGAAGAAGACAACGCTAAGTTTGTCGCCGCTGTGATTGCCGCAATCGAGAGTTTGCCGGAAGCATATACTATCTACGCCCATAACGGCGGCAAGTTCGATTATATGTTCCTGATGAGCAAGCTCAAAGGTCGCATGATGTTTAAAGGTCGCGGGATCATGACCGCCGAAATTGGCAAGCATGAATTGCGCGATAGTTTTCATATCATCCCTGATCGTTTGGCCAACTTTAAAAAAGACCATATTGATTATGAGGACATGCGAAAGGATAAACGAAATGCGCACCGCGACGAAATCGTCAAATATTGTATCAATGACTGCAAATACCTCCTGGATATCGTCAAAGGTTTTGCGCAGCGATTTGGCCTCAAACTCTCTATTGGCCAAGCAGCCATGGCTAAAATTCGTGAAGATTACAAATTTGAACGACTGTCCGACACACAAGACGCGTTTTTTCGCGACTTTTTCTTCGGCGGTCGCGTGGAATGTCTGCAAGGGCGCATCCGCCGCAAAGAGCCATATAAACTTTATGACGTGAATTCTATGTATCCGTTTGTGATGGCGGAATATCAGCATCCAATCGGAAACGTCTATTTTCAGCATCCAGGCCCAATCGGCCCTGATACCATTTTTATCGACATTACTTGCAACAGTCGTGGCGCCTTCATTTTGAAAGATGGCCTGGAAACGAAAGCGCCGCATGGGCGCTACCGTTTTAAAACGACCATTTGGGAGTATCGCGTCGCAAAGAAACACAATCTGATTTCAAGCGAGGAAATTCACGCATGCATTGACATGCCGCTTCGAACCAATTTCGCGAAATTCGTGCGCCCGCTTTATGATGAGCGTCAAGTCATCAAAGCAAAACTTAACGCGATGCGCGAGGCCGGTTTAATTGGAACAACTGAATATGACGAGCTTGTCAAAGATGATATGTTTATGAAATTCCTCTTGAATAACGGTTATGGAAAATTCGCACAAAATCCGCGCCGCTATAAAGAAAATTACGTGACCGAAGTTGGCGGCGAACCCGAAGACGGCGCTGATGCCTGGTGCGGTTCACCGTTGCGCATGTGCGAGGACTATTGGATTTGGCAGCGACCGTCGCCAAGCGACCGTTTTAACAATGTCGCTACTGGCGCCAGCATTACCGGCGCCGCGCGGTCGGTGCTGCTCGATGCGATCTGCAACAGTGTCGATCCGGTCTATTGCGATACCGACAGTTTGATTTGTCGCGAATTGACGGACGTTAAAATCCACAAGACGGAATTAGGCGCCTGGGATTTAGAAACGGAAATGTCTGAAATCATCGTTTGCGGCAAGAAACTATATGGATACACAAAAACAAGTGACGGAAAACAAGTGACGAAAGCGAAAGGTTCGTCGCAATTAGGCTATGATAAAATTGAACGTCTTTTTAATGGTGAAACCGTCGATAGCATTTCCTTCGGCGTCACTTTGACGAAAGCAGGCGATCAGTATTATATGAAGCGTCGCATTAACGCGACTGTCACCGTTAAGGATGAACCCGACGATGAACCCCCTATTTGGCGTTGCTCAGTCCCTGAAAAATCGGGACTATCCCGTTCTCAATAAGCCGTCCGGCTTGCGCTTCCGGTTTCCGTTCGCGACCAATTCGCTCACGGATTTCAGCTACCAAATCCAATTGCAGCCGGCCAAGCTCGAATGGATCACCGGCTGCTTTATCGACAATTCGCTAAACGCGCAGCAGTTTCAATTGATCCTAGCGGATACCGGGCAGATTATCACCGTGCCGGGTTATTCGCAGGCGTCAATCGAATTGCTCGGGTTGAATTCGGATAAGGTGTCCGTTCGCGGCATCACGACCGGCAATCTCGATATCACGGTTATTTTCCTGAACTACGTGCCGCCGTCTGCCAATGCCATCTGGAGCGTCATCGATCCCGGCACGATCATTGGCACGATCACCGTCAATGGATCGGTGACGGCGCTTCCGACATCCAGCGCGCCGATTAACGGATCGGGAACATTGGTTGCCGCCAATGCGTCGCAGCAGATTTTTGCTGTCAATGCGTCCCGGCGCCTGCTCCAGATTTACAATCCATTCGTCAACGCACAATTGACGAATGGCGGCGTGATCGCGGTCGCGTTCACTGCCGGCATCGATGTTGGCGATCCCGGCGCCCTTGAAATTGCGCCTGGAGGATCGTTGACATTCGATGGCTTCGGCATTCCATCATCGGCAATTCATTTGTCGGCGACCGATGCGGGCGCTGTTTATTCCGCATATCAAATCTGAACGAAATCAGGAGCTTACAATGGCACGTCTTCTAGTAGCAGCGGTCGCAATTGCTCTTGGCGTCATTCTGGCAGGACCGGGCGCAAAGTCGCAAGTCAATCCCGGCTTCAATCCGAATACGCAATGGGGAACGACTTGGGGAATGATCCCCTATCGCGGCGCGTCGACATGGCAGGGATTGCCTCCTGGCACTGCGGGACAAGTGCTCGTTTCGGGCGGCGTCGGCGCCAATCCGTTCTGGAACACGGTAACAGGCTCGGGAACCGTCACGTCGATCTCGGGCTCGGGCGGCACGACCGGCTTGACATTGACCGGCGGTCCCATCACCGGCGCGGGCACCTTGACACTTGGCGGCACGCTTGCCGCCGTCAATGGCGGCACCGGGCTTGCATCGTTTGTCGTCGGTGATTTGCTCTATGCGTCATCGACAACGGCGCTGTCCCGGCTCGCAATCGGCTCGACCGGGCAATTCCTGAATGTCGTCGGCGGCGTGCCGGTTTGGGGCAATATCGCGCTTTCGAATTTGCCGGCGCAGCCGACCATGACCGTGCTCGCCAATATCACCGGCGGAAGCGCGGTTCCGACCGCGCCGACCGTGACAACGCTTCTAGACAATGCATTCGGCTCGTCTCAAGGCATGATGCTCTATCGCGGCGCGTCGGGTTGGGCGGCATTGCCGGTCGGCAACAGCGGCGAATTCCTGCGCACCAATGGCGTGAGCAACAATCCGCAATGGCAAGCGGTTTCCGGCGCGCTTGGCGGAACGGTCACTTCGGTGACATGCGGCGCCGGATTGACAGGCGGCGTCATTACCGTCTCGGGAACATGCGCTGTCTCGAATGTCACAACGCCGGGGCAATATCCCGGCACGGCGACAAACAATAATGCGTCCGCTGGCAATATAGGTGAAAGTGTTGACGCGACATTGCCCTATGGAACGCCTGTTACGCTATACCATAATGTTCCGACCGACATAACATCCGTTTCATTGACTGCCGGAGATTGGGACGTTTCGGGGCAATGTGGTGTGGCGTATAGCGGCGGCGCCGTCACCATGTCTCTGAGCGGTGGTATTTCACTGACAAGCGTCACATTACCGTCAATCGATGCTGCCGCTTATTATGGACAGCAATTCGACACAACCTATGTGGGGCAAGCGGCGGCGCCGATAGTTCCGTATCGTTTTTCATTGGCGAGCACGACAACGCTTTATTTAGTCTGCCAGCAAATCAATACGTCCGGCGGCAACACGGCAAACGGTTTCGGACGCATTCACGCGCGCCGCATGCGCTAGTAGCCTTTCTCCAGGCATTCCGCTACAATCGAAGCCGGCGCGAAAGCGTCGGCTTTTTCATTGCGAGAGGACGCAAGGAATGAATTTCGAAAATCTCATTCGGATGCTCATGAAAATAATGGGCGTCACCGATCAGCAGATGCGAGAGACGTTTGAAAAGGGGCAAGCCCTTATCATTGACGGTTCGAACCGCATCGCTACAATGGATGCGCGCTTAGCACGCATTGAAGCGGCGCTAGGCATTCCCGCCGAACCGGCATCGCCCGCACCGAAGGAATTGACACATGACGAATGCTGAATTGACAACCGCCCTGGAGGAATTCAAGGCGGAAACCGACGCGCGCATTGTTGCGCTTGGCGAACGTGTCGCCGTTCTGGAGGAATTCAAGGCGGAAACCGACGCGCGCATTGTTGCGCTTGGCGAACGTGTCGCCGTTCTGGAGGCAGGCAACGCTACCACGGCCGATGCGCCGTCCGACTATCTTGCGGCAATCGACAAGCTGCATGTGCAGTTGTTCGGCGTGCCGGTCGGCGGCTTGCAGTCGCTTAAGGACTGATGTCCGGCGATCTCGAACAAGCCGCCGAAGCAATCGCGTCGGAAATCACCGACGCGATTGAAGGCGCCAACGCTCAGGCGGACGCATCCGCCGCCGTTGTCACTGCCATTGCCGACGCCGCACTTGAAGGCGAACGCGGGCGCAAAATCGAAACCATCGAAAGGGATTTGGGCGAATGTCTCAGCAATCAGGCGGCACTGTCGGAAGCAATGACAGCGTTCGCGACAACGCAGGCGGAAATGCAGGGAGTGCTATCGACACTGCTGGCGTTGCAGCCGTTGCCGACCTTGCCGACGCAGGACCAAAGCGACGCGGCGGTTGGCCTGCCGGCAAGCCCCGATCCGGAACCGGCGGCAGCGCCGCAGCCGGAACCCCCTCCCCCGACAAGTCAGGAGGCACCGGCAAATCGCGCCAAAAAGAAGCGCTGGATTTAAGCGGCATCGAAGCCGCGCTGGTCGGCATTCATGCCGGTTTGGCGATGTTGACAAAAAATCCGGTTTGGGAAATGCCAGCAACGGAAGCGGAAGGAATTGCGAAAGCAACCGCGAACGTTGCGCGTCATTATCCCAAGCTGGCGGGGCATGAAAAACTTGTCGATTGGATCATGCTTATCCAGGTTGTCGGCATGGCTTACGGTCCACGCTTTTATCTGAGCATGCCCGATAAGAAAGATGCGCCAAAAACGACGACGCAACCGCCGTCGGCGGTTTTTCCCTTCCCTGTTAGCAACTGAAAACCTAGCGAGAGGATTTCAACATGCCGTCTTTTGGTTCTAATTCCCGCCGCATCCGTCTGGAGCTTCATGCTGATTTGCGACGCGTCGTGGATCATGCAATCCGCAACATCGATTTTTCATTGATATGTGGATATCGCAATCAGCGCGATCAGGAACGCGCTTTCGCGAGCGGCGCCAGCCGCGCCCATTTCGGACAGTCGCCACACAATTTCAAGCCGGCGCGCGCTTTCGATTTTCTGCCCTATCCATTTGCCGGTTGGAGTGTCATTCCGCCATTTGATGCTGTCGGCAAGGAAATTCTGGCGTCGTCGGTCGCGGTCGGCGTGCCGGTCACATGGGGAAAGACTTTCAAATCGATTGTCGATTACCCCCATTTCGAGTTACGGGACTGGCGTTCGCTGCGCTAATCTGTTAACCCGCAAATTGGCTCGGGTTGACAGAAAGGCGGATAAAGATGAGCGCGATCAATAATTCTCAAATAACCGCCGTTTTGGAGCGGTTCGCGGTTGTTGCGGTCGGTTATGCGGTCGGCAAAGGTTACGTGTCGATTGAGGATACGCAAACTTATGTGGCGATGCTGGTCGGCGTCGTTTCCGGCGGCATTGCTCTTTGGAACAACCGCAACAAACGTCTTGCCGAACGCACAGCGGCGGCGGGTATGACCGTGATAGCGCCGGCCAAGATTGCCGACAATACCGCGTCAAGTGCGATTGTTTCGAGCGATACAAACATGATCGTTCGTAAATAACGAGTGATTGATAAAACGTCGCTGATGCGGCAGACTTGAAAGCGCGCCCATGTCGGGCGCGCTTTTTCGCGAGGATCACATGAAACGCGTTTTGATTGGCGCCGTCCTGGCAACGTCCCTTGGCGGTTGCGTGACCGTTTCGCAGATTGACGCCAAAGTAGCGTCGGCATCGGATAAGCTCTATGATAACTGCATGTTGCTCCAGGGCGCCGGCATTCTGGCGGCAGCGGTTTCCGATGATGAAATCGTGAAAACGATCAATGACGCTATCGGTCTTTACTGTAGCAGCGCCCGCGTTGACAGTGCTGTTTCCGCTGCCAAACGCGTGGCCGAAATCTATTCGCTTGTTTCTGCGCGTCTGCGGAAATAAGTCTGTCTGATTGCGAGGAAAGAATATGCCGTTCCGTTGGCCGAACACGCAACAGCGCACGCTCCTGCTCGGGTCGACCGGCAGCGGCAAGTCGGTCATGGGCGCGCATATTCTTTCCATGCAGCCAATCAATCGCATGCCGTATGTCGTGATTGATTACAAGAATGAAGAGCTTCTAAACGCGATCCCGTATCGCAAATATCTCGATTTCAAGGATGCGCCGCGCGAACCGGGCATCTACATTCAACCCGCAGTGATTACCGCCGACGATCAGAACATCGAAGACATGCTGGCGCGCATTCACAAGCGTGGAAAAACCGGGTTGTTTTTTGACGAAGCATTCATGCTTCCGCATAAGCCGCCTTACAAAGCGCTGAACGCGATCTATACACAAGGGCGCAGCAAGCATATTCCGACGATTACATTGTCGCAGCGTCCCTCATGGATGAGCCGGTTTGCCTATAGTGAAGCCGACTTCATTGGATACATGCGTTTGAATGATCGTCGCGACAGAAAGACAGTTGGCGAATTCACGCCCGATTTGCCGCTATGGGATTTGGAAACGCATCCGCCGCAATATCATGTGAAATGGTATGATGTGGGGAAGGACGATAGTTTCCTGCTCTTGCCGGCGCCCGATCCTGATGTTATCCTTAATTTGTTCGAAGATCGGTTACGACCGCAGAAAAAGGTCTATATGTGATGGAACGCGCTTATATCGGGGTGAATTTCCCCAATCTCATGTCGATCGCAATCATGGTCGGCGTCATCTACGGGCTGTTTCTCGGGTTTCGCAAGTATGGCCCGAAAGATATGGCGAGCGCGTCTTGATGGACAAGCTCGTTAATCTGTCCATTCTGCGAAACCCGCTGAATTGGATCAGCGTTGGCAGCATGATTATTCTTGTTGTCGTCGCTGGCTTCGTCATCTATTCCCGCTGTAACTCAAGCGATGCCGGGCCGAATGATGGCGCCAGCACTCTTGCAAAGGAAACCTGATCCATGGACGCCAACGCGAACCCCTTCGTTCAGAATGCGCAGGCGCGCGCCATCGTGCTCGCCAACGCGATTTCCATGCGCCAGCAGATTGCGCAGGAAACGATCACCAATTTTGTGCCGGGGCAGGCCATGTCCCGCAACATCCCGCTTCGAAATGTCGGCATGGTCAAGCGGCTGTTTCTCACGATCCAGGCGACGATTGCGCAGTCGGCGTCCGAAACGCTGAACCGCACCGCCTGGGGTCCTGCCAACTTCTTGTCGAATATCACCTTTTCCGACTACGCCAATTATCAGCGGATCAACACGACCGGCTGGCATCTGCATGGCCTCGCATCGGTCAAGAACCGCGCCGTCTTCGGCGGTGCCTTCACGTCGGACACGCCGACCGGCTTCGGCTCGACGGTCCCGGTGATTTCGGCGCCGTCTGCGATCACGACCGCGCAGACGGTCTACATGGTCTACGAAATTCCGTTCGCCTATTCGGACACGGATTTGACCGGCGCCGTTCTCGCGAACGTCGTCAACGCGAACGCCTATCTTGCGTTCACGATCAATCCGAACCTGATCGTTTCCAGCACCGGCAACCCGGTGCAGGCCATGTATCAGAGCACGACGGCGGCGCTCGGCACCGTGTCGAGCATCACCTACACGCTGTATCAGGACTATCTCGATCAGCTTCCGCAGCAGAACGGGCAGCTTGTCGGCCCCGCAATCGATCTCGCGACCGTCTACGGCATCTACAACACACAGTTGACGAGCCTTGCGCCGAACGCCGACAATCCGATCAGCTACGCCAACTATCGGCGCTTCCTCTCGACCATGTGCATCTATGACAACGCGGGCGTTCTTTCGACAACCGGCGCCGATATCAATCGCTGGAAGCTCCAGGCCGCGAACATGACCAACATTTTCGACGTGCCGCCATGGCTCGTCAAAATGGAGGAACGCAAGGCGATCATGGACAATTTCCCGATTGGAAGTTTCTATTTCTCGCATCGGGATCGTCCCATCGATACGAAGGTGAACGGCAACATGAACCTTCTGATGAACCCCGCGACTGTCACGTCGTCGGCGTCGCAGGTTCTGATCGGCTTCGAATATCTGGCGCTGCTCAATCAGGTTGCGCAGGCCGGTTCCGTCCTCCAGTAGTCGGCGCTGCCGACCGCGATATCTTGCCATCGGTTCCCGCGCATGTCGCGGGAACCGTTCATGCAAAAAACAAACGGAGTGCAATTCGATGCTCGCCAATCTGAAGACATGGTGGACGGCGCCTTATCAGGAAAACATGACCGCCGTTCGGTGGTTCCTGTTCGTCGGCTTCCTGATGATCCTTGGGATCATTTGGACGGTCATTATCAAGCATCTGACTGATTGATCGGAACAACGGCATGCAACAGTCGAATTTCATTTTTGGCGCGCTTGCCGTTGCTTTCGTCATTTTCGCCACGATGCGCGGAAGCCTGCCGATTTATATGTCGGTCTTTTTCGGCACCGCAAAAGCGGGCGGCGATGGCGCCGCCAATGCGGTCGCGGCAGAAGCCAAGGCGAGCGGCACAACCGCCGAACAGGCGTTCGGTTTTCTGCAAAGCGGCGCCATTCCTGGCCTCAAAATTCCGGGTATGAACTGATGCCGTTCGCGCTGCTCGCCATCGGCATCTTGCTCGTCATTGCCGCGTATAACAATACGCAAGATGTTCTGGCGGCACAGATCAAAAAGGATTTTTCCGGCAAGACCGGATTTATCTATTGGATTGCCGCTATCGTTCTTGTCGGCGCGCTTGGCTATATTCGCCCGTTGCAGCCCGTATCTCGCGGGTTCCTGGCGCTTATTCTTGTCGTGCTGTTCTTGACGAATAGTGGCGTCTTCGCAAAATTCAACGCGGCACTTTCGGGCGCCGCATCCGGTGACACGTCTGCCGGCGCCGATGCCGGCACGGCTGGCGGCAGCGGCAATGTTGCCGGCGAAAAGACACCTTTGACGGTGACGGTCAAGCCATCACCCGGCTGGAGCATGACATTGCAATGAGGATCATGGGCGATATCTTTGGTATCTTGACGCTGATTATCATCGTCGCCATTGTGGCGGTTCTGGTCTCGCAGCGCGCGAACACGGCGAATGTTATTCAGGCTTTCGCCGCCGGGCTGTCGCAGTTATTGGCGACTGTCGTTTCTCCCGTCACCGGCAACAGCCAAAACTAGAGGCAATCACATGAATAACGTTACGGAAGCCGTTCTAACCATCGTGACCGCCATCATTGGCGTTGCGGTTTTGGCGGTGCTCGTTTCGCCGAAGGCGACGACTGCCAAGGTGATCCAGGCAAGCGCGTCCGGCATCGGCAACATGCTTGGCGTCGCAACCGCGCCCGTCACCGGCGAAAAAGTCAATATCAACACGTCCTATCCCGACGCGGGCGGGTTCGGCGGGTTCGATGCCGGGCAGTTCACCCGGTTCTGATCGCAACGTCTGGAGCGCGTCATGAGCTTTTTCGACAAGATCGCCGCGATGATGAATGGCGAATTGCGCGCCGCTCATAAGCTCGCGATCACGACACCTTCACGCGTTGGTTATAACAACGTGATGGTGCAGCGCCCCTTGATCGGCGTTGGCAATGCGCCGCAATACTGGAGCAATGCGCAATTCGTCGGCTTCAATTCGCTCGCGGGCGGCGGCACCATCGCCGGAAACGCGCCTGCCGGCGGTATCGGCGCGGCGCCGCTCGACTGGCAGACGCACACCATCGGCGCTCCGACGCAAGCCGGCACGTTGACGCCTTCGCGCCAGCTTGTGCCGCTTGGCGCGCAGCCTGATTTTAGCCTGGAGGGACGGCGCTGATGTTTTCTCGTTTCATCGATCTCGTCACGAAATATCCGCTTTGGATTTTCGGCGGCGTCGCTGCTGTCGTGCTGCTCATTTGGTTTTCGTCCGGCTCGTCTTCGTCCGGCACGCCGACGATTGTTTCGGTCGGCCCGTCCGATCAGACTGTCGCCGCCAATGCCATGATCGAAGCAACCCGGCTCGAAAATCAGCGAGCCGGCGCCGCCAATGTCGCCGCCGTCGAGCTTGCCGGAATTCAGGCAGACAGCTACGCGCTGTTTCTTGGCACGTCACGCGACATTCGCGAAATCGACGCGGATGCCGCCGTTTCGCTGGCGAATGTCAACAGCGATATGAACACGTCGCTCGCGTCGATTGTCACCGGCGCGCAGACGACGCAAACCGGCCTGATCGTGGAAGGCACGAAAGACCTTGCCACCATCGACAAGGGTCGACAAATCGATCTCGCCAATATCAGCGCCGCGCTGCGCAAAGAGGAAATCGCTGGCGCCAATGCGGCGTCTGTCGCCGCCGCCAATGCGGCGGTTACGATTGAGCAAATCCGCGCTTCGAACGAACAGTCGATCACTGCGCAGAAACTCAATAGCGCGTCATGGTGGTGGTTGCCCAATCAAGACACGCTCGCGGCAGCGGTCGGCACGCCTGGAGTGCTGCCGGATTATACGAATATCAATATCGGCATGGGCGGCAACGTCGGCGGCGTTGCGAGCTAATCGCCATGGCGCTAGGCAATCGTGCAAACAACCCCGGCAACGTTTCGCTTCCAATCAAGGGTTGGACGGGCGGCGGCGCAATTATCGGAGCGCCTGGACAGCCCGGTTACGCGCAATTTCCCGATTTCGCAACGGGTGTTTCCGCATGGTCGGTTCGGCTCGACACTTACGCGCAACGTCCTGGCGGCGATACCATTCGCGGCCTGAACGATACGATTGGTTATGCGACTGATCCCAATTGGAAAAATAACGTTTCCGCTGGCTCGGGTCTAGGACTTGACACGCCGCTAGATACTTCCAATCGCGGCGCACTCATGATCGGCATTGCCAAGGCGGAAGGCAACTATGGCGGTTTGACGCTAGAGGAACGCTCCATTTTGGCCAATAGTGGTCAAAGTTCCTATTATCCCGAATACAATAATTTTTCGCCATCGGGTTACGATTATTCGGGCGATCAGGCGCCGGGTTCGTTTAGCGACACGATGCCGACGAACGTTCCCTATGAGAATTTTTCGCGGCAGGACAATTCCTTGACGCAACAGGAAGGTTCCTTCACGACATTCGGCGGCGTCAATGGACATTTCCAGCCAGGCAGCGATCTCATGACCGGGAACCCATGGAGCACCGACAAGAACCAAACCGACGCGGCGCCGACCGATGCCACCGACAAGCCGTCGTCAACCATCGAGGATGCGTCCTATATCAAGGGCGATAGCGTCACCGATCCCAAGGCGGCGTCGCAAGGGCAGGGAACCGACGTTCCGACTGCCATCGTGACCGCCGCCAATCAAGAGGCCAAGACGACCGCCGCTGCCGCCAAGACGACTGCCGAAGCGACGCTGAACGCGACGAAGACGCAAACGGCATCCGACGCCAAGCTCCAGGGCGAACAGCAAGGTTGGGCGGCGAATTGGGCAGTGCGGATTTTCCTGTTCATCGTCGGCGCCATCTTTCTAGGTGGCGCGCTATTCCTGTTCGGCGGGCAGGCGATGTTCTCCAAATCCACGGCATAGAAAAACCCCGCCATCGCTGGCGGGGTTTCTGCTTGGCGACGTGCCGCCATTTAGTCTGGCCGTTTCGCCTTGCTAGATCAGGCAGCCTTGCCCTTGGCCGCGCTCTTGTCTTCGATGGCCGCGGCCGGCGCCGCAGCCGCCATGAGCGACGCGAGCGGATCGACCGCCTTCGCCGGCTGCAAGTCCACGATTTCCCAAGAGTAGTCCTGCTCGCCGCGTCGCGACAGCCGAACTTCATAGACGAATTCCACGACCGCGCCTTCGCCGCCGGTCTTGAGTGCGTCGATGATGGGGTTCATCCAGGCGTCCGGCATATAGCAGACGCCAGACGACACGCTGTCAGGGCTGGCGGGGCCGGCATCATTGCCGATGATCGCCTTGAACGCGCCCTTGAGGCCGACATATTCGTTGTCGTTGCGCGTATCGACCTTGACGAATGAGCCGGTGCAGCGACCGACGAAAACGCCGACCTTGTAGGACTGCTTTTCGTATTTCTCGAACGGAATGGTCTTCGGCTTGTAGACCGACAGCGAAACCGAGCCCTTGGAAACGTGCGACATTGAAATTTTCCTCTTGCTGATATGGCGCGGTTTGCGCCGGTGACGATTGGAAATTACGCCAAACGACGAGCGACCGTCAAGGTGTATTGTGCGGAAAGTTCAGCATATTGGTCGATAGTCGTTTTAAAATCATGCGCGGATTTCCAGACCGAATTGTCGGCGCATGAAATCCAGCATGCGCCGTGTCGATCTTCATACAAGCGAACGCCCATTGATTGCGACAGTGCGATAACGCCCGGAATGAATTTTGGTTCATTCGCAAAATCGGCGCGCGGGTTTGGCACTTCAACGTCAAGCAGGATCATGACAGCGCCCAACGAAACAAGGTGTAAGCACTCCAGGCCATCGATCCGAACGCCACAAGCAAGAACCCGACAATCGCAAGCGCCGCCGTGCGATTGCTTGTGTCGATCTCACTTTCAAGACGCGTGACATGAGCCGCGAATTCCTCGTGGCTCATTTTTGTTACGTCTGGCGTCATGTGTTTTTCATATTCCGTCATTGTTAACGCCCTTCGTCAAGAAATGATGACAATTGATTGATAACAACGCGCGCATGATAGAATTGCATGCGCAGCGTTTCGGCGTTTTCTTGTTTGGTGATAAGCTGTAGCTGCAAATTGCTGATCTCCCTTTCCAGACGTTCGATGGTGGAAATGTAGCTTTCGCGTTCTTCATGAGACATGGGGGCGTTCATTGTATGATATCCTCATTCAGGATTGCGATACGAATGTCACGGATGCCGCGCGCTTCATAACGGATTTTGGCAAGTCGCGCCGCCATGTGTGAGGGATAGATCGGCCCGAGAATTTCGTTACCAATCACGGTGCGGATGATTAGGACATACATGTCAGATAGCCAATTCTGGAAATTCGCTGGTTGCATTTTCAATGCTATCAGTTGCGTTTTCGAGACTAACAATCATGTCTTCAAATTCGTTTATCTTGTCTTGCAGATCGGCGCCCTTATCGCCATCTTGAGCGCGCTCGCTCATATTGTCGAAACGCTCTTGCATGGCGTCCCGCTTTTCATTGGCTACTTCCAAAATATCACGAAGCTCGGAAACCATTTCTTCAAGCGTCGAAAGATACTTGGAAATCTTTTTGGACTGCGCGGCGGTGAATGACATGGCGGAAATTCCTCTCGTTGGAAACTGTCATTATTTTTAGAGCATCATTTTAAAAGTGTCAATTGGTATTTCAAAGAATTT